CTAGACATAGGCTCGCCAGATTGGAAAACGAGATCACCTGCCTGCAAATAATACGTGGTGGGTGCGACGAGTTCCAAATCGTCATCAAAACTCGCAAGAATGGTGATGTCAACGGACTCTGGGTTGTTAGAACCCAAAAACCCCAAAGTGCCAACCGACTGGAGCGTTAAAGTTCCTAGGTTGTCAATCGTGGCGGCCCGCTCTTCAACCCCTCCAAGGGGGTCAAAAGTGGACCACTGGTCGATAGGCACATATTCATGCGGGAAAACCAAGGGCAAAACCATGTCACCCCCCTGCCCAACAGCAGGGTAAAGTTTGATGTGCTGCCTCTGGGACAGTGGGACCAGCCTACGATAACCGATGGTCGATCCGTAAAATCCGTGGGCCGAATTAAACGAATGATAAGCGGCACCATTGGGTTGCCCAATGCCAACACCACCAACGGTGGTGAAAATGCCGTCGTTAAATATAGGGCCAACGTTGGATTGTTCGTCACCAAGCGGGAGGTAACTAGCAAAAGCTAGCCCTCTGTGGAAGGCTGAGCCGTTGATCATAATCTGAATCTTGAGAGATCCGCGAAATCGCGAATAACCATTCATCTTCCTACGAACATCATCGCTGGCGAACAAAGCCTTCCAAGGCTTAATGACTTCAAGCAATTCAGTACCAACAACCCACTCCCTAGAATAAATAAGTCTAGGGCGTTTGAGGTAGTCCTGAAGCTGATCCCCAGGTACACTCTCATAAGTGAACCTGGGGACGGATGTGGCGACAACAACATCAGGGGCAGTCTCGTAAGTCTGCTCCAAGATAGGATCGCTATTTGTACTTGTATGCGTTGTTTCTGCAGGTCGGTTGAAACCAGTCGCTTAGACCTATATGCGACTGGGTTAGAGTGGCGAGAGAGGGCAGTCAAGAATCCACTTGACATCCTCTAAAGCGCCCCCGCACTACACGTTTTACTCATCACGTGCAAGATCGGGGGCGCAGTCGGGGCGTTTGCGGGAATTTTGCGTCCGCGGGTGCCCCACACCCATTTCGCCTACTTGCGAAGGCAGGCCATGAAGAGGTCTCGGTTCTGAATAAAATACTCAGAATCGGACTCAAACTTCTTGACCTTATACTCAAAGGATGGCGGCTCAAAAGTGCCTGCCAACCCTGAGTGCGAGTCCAGATACGCCTTGACTGAATCGCAAATGCTCCTGAAAACCTTCTCACCATGGTAGAAGGCTTCGTCACACAAGCTTTGCATTCCAGACCTAATCTGGTCAAATTCGGTAGCATTGGCAGACGTGCGCAAAATGCAACACATACCACCAAGGGTTTCCAAGTTCAGCGGGGCAAGAAACGCCTTAACCACCGAAGAGTAAACCCAGCCACGCTTGAGGAAATCAATCTTGGTGATGTCCGATGATTCCGTGATGTCAGCAGATTTGTCGGCGTTGGTGTAGTACACGCCATGTGGGAGCAGCGCACTGGCGATGACGCGCTTGTTGAAGCGACGCGCGTAAGCCATCAGCACGGAACCCCAATTGTCATCTCCGTACACAAGCAGCTTGACGACGTGCCTGAACTGCATGATGCAGAGCCCCACTGTGATCCACGAAATACGGAACAAAATGGAGTTGATCACGCCGTTGCAGTGTGCCGTGCCCGGTTGTCCAGAAGGGTTGAAACACGCGAAGAGGATCAGATCTCCGAAGAAATTGACGGCGGAATCACAAACGATCAGAGCGAGCCCGACGATCATGCGAAGATCGTCGGTTGTGTAGTTCCCGGACACCCATGCAACGACATGGACAACACGAAAGAAACACATGACCAGGATCTTCTGGAGTGAGGCATCCCAACCCTTGTAATCTCCGTCGAAGAAAATACGGGGCTCGGCGTCGTCGTCACTGAATGACGAATCCGATGTGTTCTGTCCGGTGACGAAATCACGCTGGAGAGTCCACTCAAAACTTTGTACCACTGTGCTTGGGCACGTTTCAAACGCGATCCTATTTGCGCTGATGAATGCGATCACAGGCAAAATGTACTGCCTAAATAAGATGAGAAGGGCCAACGGCGATGCGATGATCACACGGATCTTGGCGGTGTCGTTCTTTGCCTGAGACACGGGCTCATCCTTAAAGTGCGCGTCAAACATCACGTCGTTCGCATCGGGCCTTTCCTGCTGCAGAATTGCGGATTTGATGCGATCAACCTGGTCGTAAATCTCGGGTTTGAACGTGTACTCACCAGGCTCCTTGTTCTCCAACAAAGCAGTCTTAGCTTTGGAATAGGGGAAACCCGCGCTGGTAGACATCACGATCCCAGACATGTACTTGGCAAGTGGACCTTCC